CGTCCATCATTGGCGCTGGCGGGTTGAGCTCCGCTTTCTGCTCATCGCTCAGCGGCTCTTTGCCGAGGTCGCCGCGCACCTCGTCCGGCGTGATCACCTTCGATTCGAGGTAGATTTTGTCGATCTCGGCGCGCTCGGTCGGCGATATCGACTCCTCGTCATCCCATACGGCATGGAGGTCGGTGCGCCCGAAATGCTTCGCGATGATGAAATCGAGGATCGATTTTAGCCACTGCAGCAGTGGCGTCAGCCCTTCCGACAGCGCCTGCTCGCGCATGGTCTCCGATGTCGAGCGGTTGGGCTGCTTGATCAGTGCTGTCGGCTCGATGCCGAATGCAAAACAGATGATTCGAGCAAGCCACTCGTCGTACTCGTCTTTGAGTGCCGCTTCTTTGGTGTTGACGACTTTCACGCCATCGGGCACGAACTGCGCATTGCGACGCTGCGCCGTGTTGCCAGACAGCATGCCGTTCCACCAGGTTTGGAACTCGCTAATCTGTGCGGGCTGCCACTCTTTCGGCACGGACAGCAACAGGTCCGGCGTGCTGCCCTCGGTGTAATACTGCAACTGGTAGATTTGACGGCGCAGCGCGATGTTCACCGTCATGATTATCTGCTCGACCGGCGAGTAGCCGTAGAGTTTCCACACGCGCTTGTTGCGCGGCTTGTATATCAGCTCATCGCGGGTGTACTCGACCGCGGGCAGCCCTTTCAGGATCTGCTGATAGGCCGGCTCTGGTGCCATGGGAGTGCGACCAGTGGCGTCGATGACGCGCTTGATCGTTGCGCCGTCCACCAGCTCAAGAGCGTACAGGCCTCCGCCGAGCGTTTTGCGCGGGTAGATGCAGGCCGCATCGGTGACCAGCACCTCCTCGACAAACTGCCGTGACCACTCCTGCCAGGAGTTTTCGCCATCGGGGACTACGAAAAAATCCTGGATTGTTTTGCAGTCTGCGTCGGGTTTTTTCTTCTCGTCTTTCGGCCTGACGGTAAACGTCTGTTTCGCTACCTGATCCTTGCGGGTCTCGATAACGATGCGCAGCAGGTCATAGCCGTCGGCCAGCTCGCGCATTTGGGCGAACGTGGTCGACTCGCCCTCTCGCGGGCGCGTGCGGGTGTTGTAGCCGGTCGGGTAGTCGAGCTGGCGACCGATGACAGAGGCCTGCTGATCCTGAGGCACGGCGACCGGCATCGGCTCCATGGGGCCGAACCATACCGGCTGTTTTCCGGTGACTGCATACCGGACGCCGGCCGCAACACGCGCAATGATGCCTGGCTCGATATTGGTGCCGCTGGTCTCGCGAGTAGCCATCAGTTACCCCGCCGGCAGATGCCGAGCCCGATCACGACAACTGCACCATCGGCGTAGCGGATCGCAACACGGATATCAGGCTAGTGGTTCCGGAGTTTGACCCTGCACCGAAATCAACCGAGCGGCCATACAGCCCGCTGATAATCAGCAGCCCGGTCACGGAGTCGAACCAGCAATTGCTCGGCACCGCAGTACGCGATGTCGGTGTGCCTGTAGCCAGTTTTGCGATGAGCCGCCACGTTTGGCCGCTGTCCGCGCTGCCCCACAAATAGAGGTTGTTGTCTGCCGAATCGGCAAACGCGCCAGTTCGGAACGACAGGATGAAAGACAGGCCGTCAGGCGTCCGGCAGCCCACCGCAGGCGGAATGTTGTCCTTGCGCCCATCGATCCGGCCCAGCTTGGAAATCCATGCGCATGACTTGTCATACAGCATGATGTTGTTGGCGATAGAGGTGGTGTCGTTGGATTCGGAATCGGAATCGGGGAGCGAATAGTTGTAGGTGGGCGCAAACAGAATATCCGTGATCCGACACAACTCTGTGTCGATGGTGACTGTCCAGCCAGCAGTAGCGGCCAGCGTTGCGATGGAGCTGTTTGCGGCCGGCGGCGAGCTCGTACCGTCCCATCCGATGATGTAACGCTCGCCAGTCGCGTCGCCGGTCATGAAATAGACGTTTCCGGTATAGGGGTCCTGGCGCACGCCATGGAAATGGTTGATCACATGGTTGCCGCTGCCGCCGGCATCGTTGAACTCCAGCAGGACGGACCATGTTTGCCCGGCGTCGGTGGACTTCATCACCCGGGCGAAATCGTTAGCCGAATTTTTCGAGCGGCCAGCTGCCACGTTGTACTCGGCAAACAGCAGCGTATATGTGCCGGTGCGGTTGTCGTAGATTTCGCAGAACGACGCGTCGGTGAACATGCGCACGCCGGCATATTGAGTGCCGCCCTTCGTGCCGATATCCATGACCGCGCAGTTGGCGCCGGCCGGGCCGCTGACCGAGGTGCGCGCCGCGTTGGTCACGTATGCGAACGCCGTGTCGGCATTTTCGAGGTGCATCACGAAAAATACAGAGCCGTCGTGCAGCAGCCAGATGCCGTGCAATATCAGGCCGCCAGCGCCGCCAGAGTCCAGCGCGGTCAGCAGGGATGCGCCGGATGTGTTTTTGAGCAGCGCATGGTCGGTGCAGGCGCGCGAGGTCGGCGTGCCGACGATGTCGCCTTTGTACTCGACCACCCTCCGTGCATAACTGCCAGTCGTGGTGTCGGTGCCGACATACGTGTTGAGCGGGTTGATTGTGAGGTGGGGGAATCGGGCGGCAACGCGCGACATGCCATCGAAAATGGCGATTTTTTTCGTCGTGCTCGACTGGACGCCTACTACATTGGACCTGGATAGCCCGATCGAGGCCAGCGCGTTAGCGAGCGCCGTATCGCCGACCACGAACCCGCGCTGCAGCAGCCCGCCAACAGCGTGCGGAGGCACCGATATCGAGTTATCGCTGGCCAGCGCATATTTCACGCCGTCCATGTCGAATACCTGCTGCGACTCGGCCGGAGCGTACAGTTTTACGTTTGCCATGATTCGGACCCTGGAGATTAATAGAGGGCAAAAATGCCGGTCGCAGATGTGCCGGTGCTGAGCACGCGGCGCACGAAACCATCGATACGCGTGCCGGCCACCACGTTGATCGACACCACTGCGTTGTCGAGGTTGTCGGCCGGGATAAATGCGAGCGTGCCGGCTTGGTCGATGTATAGGCCTTTGGCGACGCCCTGCGGCAGATCGGTGGTGTTGCTGGCCGACACAGCTACCCATTGCGCAGGCTGCACGATGGGGTTGGAGTTCCGGAATTGTTGTTGCGCGCTCGCAATTCCCGCGCACAGCAGCAGCCCCGCGCCTAGCGCGAGTACGAATAGTTTCATGGGTATGCGTCCTCAGAACCCGAAGCCGGCCCGGAAGCTGGCCCGGCGGCGCTTGGCCGTCGTGCTGTTTACGGATGATGCGGAAAACGTATCGTTGGCCGCGCGCGACATCGCAGACGATGCTGCTATCGCAACGCCGGCCGATGCCGACATGCTGCTGGCGATAGAGGCGAGCGTGCTGCTGCCGGACACGGCAACATCGCCTGATGCTGAGAGGCTGTCATTGGCCGCCCTGGAGAGCGCCATCGATGCCGTGATGTCTGTGCCAGCCTCGCCCTCATAGAGCCCGGACCATACCGACACGTTGTCGATGTAGTAATACACGCTCGGGTCGCGCGGGCTGTTGGCGTGCCCCATGATGTAAAACTCATGGACGTTGTGCGTCTCGTCTACTGCCGGGTCGTAGTTGTCGACCAGATCGGCGGCGTCCTTTTTAAGCACGCCGTTGACCCAAAATTTGATGCTGCCTTTTTGCCCAGGCGCCTTCGGTGGGCTGTAGTAAAACCGGAACTGCTTCCATGTGCCCTCGTCGGCCAGCACGATGTGGTCGACCATCTGCCACGTTGTGCCGGGCCCAGGGTCTCCGATAAATGAGTCGTTGCCTCCCGGCGCACCCCACTCGAGGTAAAAATTTTCCTCCGGGCCGCCGCCGCCACCCTGCGTGGATGCGCCGATTTTTTCGCTCGAGCCGTAGCCTTTCTCGCTGTAAACGCGGATGAATTTATCGTTTCCGCTGCCTGATCGGTTGGCGAAATACCCGACCGGAATGTACATGTCCCACTGGATGGTGATCGAGTCGACGGCGGTGTCGAGCGTGTACAGCAGCTCGTAATAGTCATCGCGCAGTTTTGCGGAGTGCGTGCCGCCGTTCGCGCGGTCTGTCGATACGGTGGTCGGGCCAGGGCCGCCACCCGTTGCCCCGCCGCCGGCAGGCGATAGGGAGTTGTTCTCGAAATCGTGGGAAAATATCAGCGTCTGCGCGGTGCTGGCGGCAGACAGCGCCAGCAGCAGAGCAAGGGCGATCAGCCGCATCAGTTGATCGTCAGCGTCGGGCCGGTGGAAAACGTGACCACCTGGCCGCTATTGATCGAGGTGTTTTGGACCATGACATCTGTGCCGCTGGTGCCCACGGTCAGCCCAGTGATGACGTCCGCGTTTGCCGATGTGCGGATACGCGCCGCGGCAGCCGTGCCGGTATTGCCAGCTGTGCATGATTTGGAGAAACCGGACAGCGTCATGACGCCACTGGATACCGTGCCGGCCGGGCTGTAGTTGAGCGTCACTGTGCAGAGGATCGAGGCCATGCCGGTGGTGCCGATTTCGAGTTTGCCCGCCGCGCCGCCGGCATCGATCGACGTGACAACGGCGGTGGCGATGTTGGTTTTGGTGGCGGTGGCGAACGTTACGGCCGCGGAGGCCTGCACCGAGAGCAGCGCGAGGGCTGCGAGTAGGAAGAGTGCGCGTTTCACTGGGCTGTCTCCTGTTGCTGCTGCTGGCGCATGAAGTCCAGCAGACCGAATGAGTTGACGTTCAGGGCGGCAAATGCACGCGACAGCGCATCTACCTGATCATCGTGGGCGCCGTTCGGGAACAGTCGCATCTCGGCAATCAGAGAGTCGTTCCACTCGCCCTGGAGCATGACCACGTTGCCTACGTTGCATTGCGATGCAAACGGCTCTGCGCGGGTAATCTTGTCGCCCGACTCCGGGCTTGAGGAAACCGCAAAACCTGCAAGCTGCTTTGTGAAATACGCAACCTGTGATTTGCCAGCCTGGCCGGGGTCTTGCGGTATATCGACGCGCGTCTCGACACCATCCCGAGCGGCTGTATTCTTAAGCGCGTCCTCGACCTCGTTCGGCAGCCCGCGCAACTTGACCACGTCGGCAATAATGAAGCGCCCGTCTGGCATCTGCCCGAGCTTTCCGCCTGCAGTCCAGTCCGGGTCTTTGCCGGGCTTCTCTTCGGTCGCCGCGAAGTCCCATCCCCGCACAAACCGCGTACCGACAGGAACCGCCGCTACGATGGGTATCGAGTCCGGCTTGAATATGTTGCCTGCGGGCGCGTTCGGCGATTGCTGCATTTGCCCTGCAAACGTGTAGGGCGCCGCTTTTTGCATCAGCTTAAGTTTTTCGACCGGGTGCTTCTCCGGCCACAGTGCCCGCTCGTTTTCGCCGCCCTCATCGATCAGTGCTGGCAGGCAAACATGCTCCCACTCCTCGCCATTTCCGCCGGCCAGGAGCCATCCCGCCAGGTCGCGTTCGTGCAGGCGCTGCATGATGAGGATGATCGGGGTGTTTTGCGGGTCGTTCTTGCGTGATTCGAGCGTGTTCTGAAACCACTCGATAACGCCCTCGCGAATCGTGTCGCTGCGCGCCTCGTCGGCTTTGTGCGGATCGTCGATGATGATCGCGCCGCCAAATCCTTCGCGCTGCTTGCCGGCGCCGAAGCCGGTGATCGTGCCGCCAGCCCCTGCGGCATACATCACGCCACCCTGCGTGGTTTTCCAGTGCGCCTTCGCCTCCGTCGCCAGCTGACAGTCGGGGAATATCTCCCGATATGCCTCGTGCTGGATCATGGCGCGAATGTTTGCGCTGTTCTCAACAGCCAGGGTGCCCGAGTAACTGGCGTGGATAAACTCGGCGTCCGGCGTGCGCCCCATCGCCCATGCGATGAAGTTGACCACCGCCAGCTCCGTCTTGGAGTAGCGCGGCGGCACGTTGATGATTAGGCGGGTACACTCACCTCGGTACACGCGCATAAGCGCGTCACAGATCGTCCTATGGTGCGGCGCGCGCTGCCACCGATACCGCTTGCGCTGCAGGAACATCCACCGCGAGAACTCGTACAGATCCTCGCGCGCCCAACCAACAGCCGCCAGGCGCTTTGCCGCATCATCAGTAGTCATCGCGCACGGTGCGCACCGCTTCGGCCAGCTGCTCCGGCGTCACGTTGGCGACCTGCGATTGCATGGGTCCACCATCTTTCCCGGTATGCTCGACGCGCTCGCGGAATGCGCCGACGTCAACGTGTTTGCCGATCAGTTCCTTGTGCCTGAGCCTGTCGGACAGCTTCACCTTGCGCATAAAACCAATTTGGGTTCGACCCTCGCCGCTCCCGGCGTAGACCTCCTCGACCTCGATGCCAACCACAAGGCCGGTGCGAAACACCATCGGCCACTCGTGGATAGGTTTCAGACTGCCATCGTCTGCGTACAGGTCGGCGAGGTCGGCGGTCGCCTCCTCGAACAGGGTCTGCAGCACCCAGTCGGAATCGATCTTGACGCGCTCGATGCGCGCCTCCAATGCATCAGCAATCGCCGCCTGAATGTCTGTCCGCTGCAGCAGGGTGTGTCCGCGGCTGGCTGCGCTGCTGTCGCTCGAAACCTTGTATCCAGCGCGGCGCACAGCTTTGGCGCCGTCGAAGTCCTTGATGTACTCAGCGACGAACAGCGCGTGCTTTGGGATGAGGGCTTTCATTCGAGATCGACTTCATCACTCGCCCGCCGTTTCAACGCAGCCCGGCGCCAGCTCTGGATGAACCGGAACACCTCGTGGGCTATTTTGACCAGCAGCAGGGCAACGGTGAGCGCGGTCACCCAATCGGGTGCGGATATTCGCGAGAGGAGAAACCCCCATAGGGTCAGGACTGCGGTAACGATCCAGTCTGCAACATTGCTCCCGCTCGATACGGCAGGTTCGGGGTTGATCATGCGTGCTCTCGCCATGATTTTTGGCCAATAAAAGCCCGGCTCAGCGGGATCATCCTGGTTGGCGGGATTACTTCCCTTCGGGGCGCTTGTCCAAGCCCTTCTCAGCCAGCAGCGCGGCGATATCGTCGACGTGGAGGCAGTCGACCATGCAGGCGTAGTCATTGGCAGACTGGGTTACTGCAATGTTGCCGTTGCAGTAATCGTTGCCTGGGGTGGCGCTGTGCAGGACGCCGGAGGCAACGATCTTCCCGCCCTCCAGTTTTACGATCTTGTCGCCATTTTTCGCTTCTCGACCATTTCTGTAATGCATTGTCTTTCTCCAGGCAATAAAAACCCGGCGCGATGGCCGGGTTCTTGGGGGGGCAACTTTTTTCAAACGGACGAATGGGATTCTGCCAACAATGCTATGCCACTCTGCCAAACGCGTCAACAGATGAGTTGAGCGTTTTGCAGCACCTCCCGAGCCAGGGCCTTAGCTGAGTCCTCGATGCGGTTCGCGGCCTCGTACACGTCGGCGCAGCGGCGGTGCAGCGTGCGGATTGACGTATCGGTGCGCCCCTCCCACTCCGCCCAGGCGCCGCGGCCGGGCGGCATCCGTCGCGCCCATCGCAGCAGACACCAGCCGGTGAACTCCTCGCTCACCTCGACCGGCAGCACAGCCATGCACACGTCGAGCGCGGCGGCCATATCCTGCAACTCGCCGGGATCGGCAACGGTGGCGCCGGCAAACGTCAGCGCTGGAGCAAAACGAACCACCAGTACGGCCCACTGCTCGCGGCTCAGGCTGCGATGTAACAGGTGGCGCGTCATGCAGTCCTGCGTGAATCGATCGTTGCGGCTCATGTCCGGGCCGACCGTCGATATGCGATAGCCCGACACGCACTCGTGCTGCCACTGGCTGATGGCGTGCCCCATCGATTTCGCGCTGACGTTCAGGGCGCAGCGGATAGCGCCAATGTGGTCGCGGTATATCGGGTCGATCACTGTTTGCGTCTCGGTCACTGGGCTGCCTCGCTGGTTTTGGGTTGTTCGTCGGACGCATCGCTGGCAATCACCTGCGTCGGTATGTACTGCGTGCAGTCTGCCCGGTAGTCGGCCCGCCTGAACGCCAAAAGCGCATTCCACTCCTCCTCGGTGCGACCGTAGCGCGGGTACTGGCTGCACACTTTTGGCCTCGATTCGTACACGGTGCAGCCATCATGGCCGACCTTCGAGCAGCTGAAAAACATCGCGCCCGCGAGGGTCTTGGCTGCATCGGACACGGCCACAGAATATGGATTTTTTTTCTTCGCCAACCGCCGACTCATTGGCTTCCAGTGTTTGCGCGCAAAATCCAGATCGCTGCCAGGGGTTGTTTTTAGGCCATCGCGGTGCACTTTGCGCAACTGCTGGCGCATGTTCGCGTGGATAGTCCGGCAGCACGATGTACACTGGGTGCCGTTGATGACGCACGAGTTCATAGGCCAGCCTCCGTAAATGATTCCCATCCCTCGATAAAGCCGTCTATCCACTCGCGCCTACCGCCGCTCTCCTGGCTGCCGTAAATGGCGTTCCAGCAGTAATTCGCTGCTGCGCGGGCGTTCCTGAACAGGGCGGCCTGCTCGCTGAGGGGTTGGTTGCTGCAGCTTGGTTTTGCCATCACACCTCGTCCCCCATAGCCAAGCCGCCAAACCGCGCAATCAGAATTGCATCTGCGCGCCCGATATCTTTCTTGCGCTCCAGCGACGCGGACGGATACAGACGTTGCGCCACGGTGCGCGCAAAGTCCTTCTCCGACTTCGGCGGGATGCCTGCGCGCTTCTTCCAGGCCTGCGGCGTGACGAACTGCACTGGCATCTGCAATGCGCCCAGAACGCCTTGCACGATGCCGTAGGACGTGCCGAAGCTGAACATCGATGACACGCCTTGCTTTGGCATTGCGGATACCTGCTCAAGAAAAGCCGTGACGCCGTGAGTCATAACACCACGATCGCACCAGCCAGATACGATCTTGCCCAGCTCGGAAGCGCTGACGGCCTGCCGCTTTCCGGTTAGCGTGGTTGTCGGCATATCGACCACATGTAGCAGGGAGCCGCTGGGCGCGAAGAATGCCAGCGCACCAGTAATGCCTGGGTCGATGCCAATGCGGAACGGTGTAATGCTCATTCCTGCGGCCTCCAATTCCCGCGATTGCCCCTGCGTGACTGCGCGGATTTCTTCGACCCTTTCAGCCCGCTGGCCATGGCCAGTTCGTGGCTAAACGACACGACCGACGGCCGGTACGGGTTGTGCTGCTGCGAAAACACCTGCTCGATGCAGCCGCCGCGCGCGATGTATTCCTCGGTCTGCAGCGCTATCTCGTTGCGCTGGTCTGTTTTGGGCCGCGTATCAACCGGCTGGCTGTTGGCGAATCGTGAGGAGTAGCCGTGTGTCATGATTGGCTCCTGCCGCTGTCGGCGTTAGTTAGCTGTTACTTTGTTTTGCAGGAAGCGAAGCAATTGCTCCGCGCTGTCTTTGCACGCCTGTGCTGATGGCCTGCCGGTCTCCGCAAGCCAAAGCACCGAATGGCACATGTTGACCATATCGAGGACGTCGTTTTTGTTCTGGAGCGTAATCACCACCGGCTGAAACCCCTGCTGCTGTTGCTCGATTTTCATAAATTGCTTGCTCCGGTTAATCAAATTAAGATTCTTCGCGTAATCGATACATCGACGCGGCCATGTCAAAACCACACAGATCATCGAACGCCTCGGCAACACCAGAGATAAACTCCTCGTCGTTGTCTGCGCCACAAATTTCATCGTATGGCTCATAGTTCGCTTTCGTTCCGCGAGCCGATCCGGGCGACTCGACAATCATCGTCAGCTCGCTGATGAGTTCGTCGCCAGCAAATATTCGTTTGGTGTACTCGTCGGCAGTTATTTCCAGCGTCACCCTGGTTGGCATTTTCTGATTACCCACAATCCCCTCCCCGCGCCATGCGCATATCAACAAAAATCAACAGTGGTTAGATGCCAGTACGGCCCTATGCCTGCGCCCTGAACGATTCCCAATCGAATGCGATGTACTTGCCTCCGCCCTCCCGCAGCCGATCCATAACGCGCTCTCCGATGAAATTCTTCAACTCGGTGACGGGTAGGTTGCTGATCAATATCGTCGGCCTTATCGCCTCGTAGCGACCGTTGATGATTTCGAACAACAGCAGCATTTCCGCCTCCGATCCGAACTGCACGCCAACCTCGTCGAGGATTAGCAGGTCAGGCTCGATGAATGACCGGATGGCCTGAGTCTCGGTTATGTCGGAGTCGCGCGACCACGTGGCTTTGATCGTGCGGATAGCATCGAACACGCGCGAGAACACAGCGGTGCGTCCGCGCTGGATCAGGTAATCCGCGATCGAGCACGCCAAATGGGTTTTGCCAGTCCCAGGCCTGCCGCACAGGATGAGGCTGGGGCCGCTGTCCTCGTTCGCCTCAAACTTTTCAGCGTAATCGCGGCATATCGTCAGCGCCCTTGCCTTCTGGTCGCTGTCGGCGACGTAGGAATCGAACGTCTTGTTCAGGAACCGCGGCGGGATGCAGGCGCGGCCGTAGGAGTGGCGCAGGCGTATCTCGGCGCGCTCTCGAGCATGGGCCTCCTGCTCGGCCAGCCTCTTGCGTTCGTCGTCGGCCTTCGCGCACACAGGGCATGGCGCCCACGCTTCCCGCTTGCCCCACCGCACGCCAGCGCTCACGTACGCGCCGTGAATCTCACAGGTGGCTTCTCGGCTGCCCAAGTCGTTGTCGCCAAAAATGCTCGACACCAGCGAATCAGAACGATCCATTGCGATCTACCCCTTGCGAATAATCGATTTGGCTGAAATCTCGTGCCTGGCCGGTTTGGCGCGGCGGATTGCCGGGCGGCGTCCTGGGCGGCGGGACAAACGAGACCGCGTTGCAGTACCAGGTTTTCCAGGCGGCGTTCCAGTCGGCCATCCTGGTGCCCCTCGACTGATGGTTGGCCAGGAATTTTTCGAACTCGGCAGCTGGGTGCAGGTCTGGTCGGTTTTTTGTTTTCCAGTACTCGAGTGCCGCAGCCCTTCGCCCATCGGTCAGCTCGAAGTCGACCGGTAATCGGGTTTTGGCCTTGGCTGGTTTCGAAGCTATCGGGGAAGAATCGCGAGTCGAGCAATCAGGATGAGGGATAAGGGATGAGGGATAAGGGATGAGGGATAAGGCCGGAGCGGTTCCGTCTTGCTCTGGATTAATCGCGATTTTTTCCGATTTAATCGCGAGTGTTTGCAAATCAACAAGTTGGCGCAGTTCTTCGGAAAATGCAGGAACTTCGCTACCTCCATCCCTCTCGTTCTTGTGTGGGTTCTGGTGTTTCTCGAAATTGACGATTTTCAGGTAGATTTTATCTCCGTCCGAGTAGAACCGAATAAATCCAGAGTGATCGAGATTAATCGCGAGTTCTTCGATGCTGCATTCGTCATACGGAAGAAGCTGAATTTTTATCCGCTTCGGGCGCCACTCGAGCTCGCCCTTGTAATCGGCGATCGTGGTCAGCCCAATGAACAGCAGGCGCCCCAGCGGGCTATTTTCTGCCATCTGTTCGTGCGTGAAAAACCCCGGTTTGATGTTTCGGGCGCGAGCCATTTACTTCCTCCACCAGTGCGCACGGAGACCGCGCGGCAACGATTGAATGCCCAATGCGCCTATGGCGAGCTGGTCGATCATGCTGCGGATTCCATGTAGGCGCCGATGAACTCTGCAGCCAATGGCGGAACTATGGCGTTGCCGTAACCGCGCAGTCGCACCACTCGGGCGGGTATCCCATGAGCCAGCGGGGCAAGGCCGGGTTCAATGCGCCGCGCTTTTCCGTCGGCGCAGTCGATCCAGTTGTCGCCCCATGCTGATAGGTTCGCGGGTCCTCGTTGTGTATCGGGCACTCGTTGCTGACCAGCGCTACACCCGACTCCGGCTCCGGGTTCTGGCAGTCGCAAACCTGTGGCGCCATTGTCGGATACCCCGCAATCGCTGCCTGCCTCGGCAGTTGATCCAGGCGTGCGCGCGTTGACCCATCCGGGTTGATTCTCGTTTGCGACATGCCCGGCGTATCTTTCCAGTCCCTCGCGCTCGGCGTCACCCGGCCCGCGATCGTCGCAACTGCCGCCAGATCCGGTCCATGATTGCGCACTCCCTTGTTGGCCAAGCTGGCCGTGGCCGTGGCCGTGGGCCAGCCCGCTGCAAATCTCGCCGCATCCACCAGCGTCGTGCCGCTGCTGAATTTCGCCCCCTCGCTTCTGTTCGCTGTCGCATTCGCTGTCGCTCGCGAATCCGCTACCGTTGCTGTCGGCCATCCAGTATAGTCGTTGCCGGACATGCGGCGCACTGACGCCCGCAGCGCACAGATCGGCGGCCCCGACTCCATATCCCAGTGCTTCCAGGTCAACACGCACTCCGGCGAGCCATAGGCGGCCAGCCTTGCTCGCAACCTGCTCTCCAAAGACGACTGCAGGTTTGCACTGGGCAATGAGGCGCTGGAATTCTGGCCACAAATGACGCTCGTCTGCTGTTCCGTTGCGTTTGCCGGCGACGCTGAATGGCTGACAAGGACAGGATCCAGTCCAAACAGGTCGAGCTGATGACCAGCCAGCAAGTCGTAATGCAAGCGACCACCCTCCGATTCCTGCAAAAAAATGGCACTGCGTGTATCCGCGCACGTCATCCGGCTGCACCTCGGTAATAGATCGTTCGTCGACGTCGCCAGCAGGGATAAGTCCCGCGGCAATCAGATTGCGCAGCCATTGAGCGGCGCCCTTGTCGAATTCGTTGTAGTAATTCACTCCAGCCCCCTGAACCGCATGTAGGCCTGCCAGACGATCGAGCCGAGCTGGTGCTGATTGCCGGCCTTAACCTTGAGCCTAGCCTTGCGCTGGCGGCACCTGACGACGGACAGCAACAGCCCTTGTTCGTAGGCAACTTCTTTGGCGATGGACCCTTGCGCCATGGGAATTACAACGTTGATTTGCAGCTCGCTTAATCCCAGATCCTGCATCAGGCGCTCCCTAAACTCCGGCTCGGTCATCATGGCCGCAACCCCGCGAGGATGGCGCACAGGATCACCAGCAGGGCCAGCGCAACCGGTAAATCGATCGTAGTGGGCCGGTACTCGTCTGAGTCGTCCCGCTCCATCTGCTCGCGCTCCTGCTGTGCGCGGCGTGATGCTATGGTGGTGCCGTTGAGTTTCATCATTCGCCCCTGTGCCGCCTGGCGGCTGTTGTAATCCGCATTCCTCTGCACCCCGACAAGACGCGCGATCAAGAACCTTTCGGTTAGGAGCCGCAGCTCCCCGGGGCACAGAGGAATACGTGGTCCGTGACGTGGACCAATCAGGCTGCACATTCCCACATTCGGCTGCGCCCTGGCGGGCTTGACTCGTCCCGCCAACTTTTAACGAGAACAGGGCGCATGCGAATACGCGCTGGTTTTTAACGATGCCAGCACATCGCCAGCACCCCGTTGCATCCCCCGGCACTCCAGGGGCGGGGTGCTAAAACCTATGCGCCGCCCACCAAAAAACCGACTACGCTAATTACCGCCCAACCCAAAATGATGGCGGCCAGCAGCAGGATGGATTTGTGATCGGGATGGTTCATAAATTATGACCTTTTTTACACATCCCCATAAAATGCCCCAGCACATCGCGGGGCCAGTGTTTTGTCGCAGCCTCGCGCTCGCGCTCCAGTTTACAGCGCACGCAGGTATCAGCGTAGATGGCATTGTGTTTGCATGGGCGCAGGGATTGGTGATTGATTACGGCCATTATTTGGCATCCATCTTCAATTTCCCGCCCGATTTCAGCTCGATCAGCGCCTGGCTGCTTCGTGGAACGTCTTCAGGCCATTGGTATACAGCCTGACGCGATATGCCAAGCGCGCTTGCGGTAGCAATTACCGGGTTGACGCTTTTATCAATGCGCCCAAAAAAATCCAGAACCTTTGCCTTTTTCATACGGACCCCTCTACGATTGGCTAAATGATGATGTATAAAAATAAATACGTCAAGTCTGTTGACACAAATAAATCAACCTGCTTTACTGGCAACATCAATAACGATTTTGAGCCCGGAGCCAACCATGCAAACGGTAACCGTACAAATCAAATCCCGCTGGGACTCCAGCAAAGTGCTGTTCTCTGCCGAGGTGTCGACCGAGGTCGAGGAAAAGTATCGGCTGCGCACAGCATTGACGATGGCAGTTGAAGCCGACGCGGATCTGGCCGGCGCGTATCTGGCCGACGCGGATCTGGCCGGCGCGTATCTGGCCGACGCATATCTGGCCGACGCGAAAATAACCGCGTCGCTCACTCTCGTCGGCAAACGACCCTTCTTTTCCCTCGGCCCGATTGGCCCTTGCCAGCGCATATTTCACGCCTACATCACTAACGATGGTCTGCGATTGCGTGCGGACTGTTTTTTTGGCACGCGCGACGAGTTCGTGGCGCAGCTTGCTGATACGCACGACAACAACGAGTACGCGCAGGAATACACGGCAGCCCTCGCGCTGATAGACAAGCACGTCGAAATCTGGACGCCTGCAGCCGAACAGGGGGCCGCAGCATGAGCCAGGCAGACATCGCCATCGCCAACAAACTGTTCGCCGCCGGCATCCGCCTGGAGGGCCGGGACGACACCCGCGCCCTGCAGCGCGCGCCGGAGGAGCTGAAACCGCAGCTGCTGGCGATCTGGCTGGAGGAGTGCGGGCACGACGTGGATATCGTCATCAACGCCACCGAGCTGCTGGGCCTGGTCGAGCGCACTCACCAGCAGCTGATCGAGTCGACGCTGTACGAGCAGTTCGAGCGCGCGGCCTGGGATGACGTTGACACCGAGCTGTGGATTATCCAGTGCGAGCGCACCCGGGATCAGCGCAACGATGAACGTTCCGCGCTGCTGAAAGAGCAGGCGGCTTAATTCACCAGGTCTTGGCTCCCCGGAGCCGTTTTTTGTGGTTGCGTTTGTGAATGTGCAGGCTGATGCACAACATGGTCAACCGCGTCGATACCAGGGGCGGGTAGTCATAATCAGAGCACGGCGGATAAGGCCGCTGAAAGCCGGAATTTCGCAGCACCGGCCACAAGCGCAACCACCAAAGACAACTTGCCCGATGGCGGGCCAATGGAGATAAATCGTGCCTGATCTCATAAAGTGCAGCCCGAAACCGGGAGGGTATGCAGCAGCGATCTGCGATGGATTAAAGGAAATCGCCGAATATCATCGCCCCGGCAAGCGATCCAAAGGATTGTATTTTCAGATGATCACGAACAGGAAAACGATGGAGCGCAAAGGCACGCGGGTAATCATGTGCCAGGGCGACCATATGGCGGGCGGCATGGTTGCAAATTTCTGCCCAATCTGCGGCGGTCATTTGCGTGACATGTCTGCCGACTAACCACCCCACACCCGCAGCGCACAAGGAGAACGAAATGGAACAAATGGTGAGTTACCACGGCGATCCCGCCATAAAACAAAAATATGTCGATCGATTTGCCGCACACCGCGCTGCGGATCAGGTCATTCAGGGCATCGGATTCGATAACGGGCGCGGTTGTTTTGTCGGCTGCACGCTGCACGAATACAACCATAACCGAGCTCCAATTGAATTGGGCTGGCCTATATGGCTCGCACGACTGGCCGATGCGGTATTCGAGGGCCTGTCTGAATCGGAGGCACCGCAGTTTGGTACTGACCTGTTGAACGCCGTACCGGTTGGAGTCGACCTTGAACCGATTCGCCATATGTTGGCGATCATGCGAATTAATCGTCTGATTGATTTACAGCGCGGCAACGCCGAAAAATTCTGTGACGATGTGGGTGCTGCTATTGCTGGCAGCATTGCGGCGCTCGAAACGGTGCGCCGCTGCCACGAGGCAGAGATTGGCGGCGATCATTGCGATTGGTCGGCGGCGTTGTCGGCGGCGCGGTCGGCGGCGTGGTCGGCGGAGTCGGCGGCGTGGTCGGCGGCGGAGTCGGCGTGGTCGGCGGCGGAGTCGGCGGCGTGGTCGGCGGAGTCGGCGGCGCGGTCGGCGTGGTCGGCGGCGCGGTCGGCGGAGTCGGCGGCGCGGTCGGCGGAGTCGGCGGCGTGGTCGGCGGCGGAGTCGGCGGCGTGGTCGGCGGCGGAGTCGGCGGAGTCGGCGGCTTTCCAGCAGGAGCGCAACAACCTATTGGTGCTATGCATATTGGCAAAGGCCGCAGCATGAGCCACCTCACCGCAACAGCGCGCCGAGATGAGCGCCAGGAACACTGGAGCCACGCGCTGGGCGGTTGTCTGCTGGCGTTCTGCATATTCGGCATGGCGTTTTTGGCGCTGGGATTTGGGAGATAGTCATGGATACGCATGTAGAAGATCGCTGGAAATATGTAGTTAGCGTAGTGCCTGGTGAAACTAATGAACCGGCACCATTTGTGACTGTTTACGCAGATGGTTTGCCTATCGCGTTTTTGACGCTGCATGATCCAGCAGAAAAAGCCCGCCGCATCGTGGCCGCAGTGAACGCATGCGCGGGTATTCCGACCGAGGAGCTGGAGCACCGCGAGTATGAGCAACACATTATCGAAACCGGGCGGGAGATTGGACGCCTGTGGCGGGAGCGCGACCAGCTGCGGGAGGCGCTGAAATTCTACGCCAATCCGGAAGTTTACAGGCCTGATTCAATCGGCCGCGTGCTGGATTTAACGGATGTCGCCCGCGCAGCCCTCGCAGCCGCAGGGGGTGAGTGATGGAATTCGGATACTGCGAGGGGGATGTGTGTAATCGCCCTGTTCAAGATGGACGATGCACCGGCGTGATTGAGCTTAAGCCAGTTGAAAACTGCAGTTGCCATATATCGCCGCCATGCTCGGCCTGCGTAGACCAAGAACATATTTGCAGCGAATGCGAATACAGCTCGACAGACGATATCCGCGAAAACCAGTACATCGTGAACGCCCCAAAAGATCGTGTCGAATGGAGGTGTTGGGAAAAGCGGCCACTTGACCCTACCAAAATCGATTGGCATTGGGCGCCGCATACGCACTTCACAATGATCAAAGAAGGGGTGTACCCGGAAGGCGCCACTCGCGCCGAAGTTGACGATGTTGTGCGCGGAACATTCGGAGGCCGCTTTGAAAGTTTTGGCGGCGGGAAATTTAAATACATCGCATATACGGATTGAAAAGATTATGACCCCCACAATCCACAGCTTCCGCGTAGAGCGTGTTGGCGAGAAATGGCAGGCGCGCGGGTCTTGCTCGCTAGGCCCAATCAATCGCACAGGCGACACCGAGCAGGAGGCCATTCAGCTCGCCAAAATGCAGATCCGCGAGTACGTGCGGAAGTATTCGGCGCGGGCTTATGCGGAGTGCATCCAGCGCAAACAGGATTATTTTTCGAGGAAGATGGCATGAGTAATTTGGCTACAGTGACCAATGAGATATACGCGATCCGTGGCAGCTTCAATGAAGTAGTCGCAGACCGCTCTATCAACTTTGAGCGGGAGGCCGGGTTTGCTATTCAGGCCATATCGAAAAGCGATTACTCGCTCGGCATTGCTGCAAAAAATCCGCAATCGGTACGGGACGCGGTGACAAACATTGCCGCCATCGGGATCAGCCTGAACCCTGCCAAGAAACAGGCGTATCTCGTGCCTCGCAAAAACGCCATTTGCCTGGACATCAGTTACATGGGGCTGATCGATCTGGCGATTCAATCGGGGTCCATTCGCTGGGCGCAGGCAGAGCTGGTTTACAGCGGCGACCAGTTCGCGCGCGACGGCATGGACAAGATGCCGCTGCACAAATTTGATCCGTTTGACTCCGACCGTGGCGAGCTGCGCGGCGTCTATGTAGTCGTCAAAACGGCTGACGGCGAATATCTAACCGAAACGATGGCGATTTCCGAAGTGTATTCGATCAGGGACCGCTCCGAAGGCTGGAAGTCCTACGTTAAAGACAAATCCAAGGTGTGCCCCTGGGTAACCGACCCCGGCGAAATGATCAAGAAAACGGTCGTGAAGCGCGCCTATAAATACTGGCCCAAGACCGACCGCCTTGAGAAAGCCATCCACTACCTGAACACCGAGGGCGGCGAAGGCATCGAGTTGTACAACCAGCCCGCGCCAACGTGCGACCAAACCCTGCTGGATGCGCTGATCAACAAGGCGCGCTCAGCAGAGACGGAAGAGGCGCTTACGGGCGTGTGGCAATCCGGCTTGGCGTCGATCAAGGCCACGAAAGATAAGAGCGCGTATGCGCAATTCAAGGCGGCGGTTGCTCTCCGTGGCGAGCAACTGAAATCCTCCGGCGACATTATTGAAGGCGAAACTGTGGAGAATCAAGAATGAGCAAATTCATTATTAGTGAGCACGAACAACAAAGCGGAGGTTGGTACAAGGACCGCGCCGGGCGCGCCACCGGATCGCGAGCGCGAGACATTTTCGCCACAGTTAAGTCTGGCGAGGCTGCTGCGCGACGCGATTATCGCATTGAGCTGGTAACGGAGCGCCTGACCGGCCAAGCAGTGCCGCAAGGGTTCGTCTCCAAGGAAATGGAGCACGGCACCCTAAATGAACCGTTCGCCCGCATGGAGTGGGAGAACCGCCACGGCCATCTGGTTAAGGAGTGCGGATTCGCGTTCCATACCGAAATCATGGCTGGCTGCTCTGTCGATGGCCTGCTGGATATCAATGGAAAGCGCGGAATTTTCGAGGCCAAATGCCCGAAAAGTGCAACGCACCTGAAATACATCATGGAAGGCAGAATGCCGCCCGAGTACCTGCCGCAGATTTATCACAACATGTGGATCATGGAAGCCGAGTTCGCGGAGTTCTGCTCCTACGACCCGCGCCTGCCCGAGCATCTGCAGCTGTTCTGTGTGCACATCGACCGCGATGACAAACTGATATTCCAGCATGAGCGGGACATCATCGCCTTTCTTAACGAGGTGGACGAGCTAGAAGCCACCCTTCGCAACTACAAGGTGGCCGCATGACCGCAGCAGCAGAACTTATCGTAATCCCCAAAGAGTCAGCGCTTACCGTATTCAGCGCGGACAAGGGCCTGGAGCCGTTCCTGGCGAAGATCCGCGCCGAGATTGACGCATTCGTGCCTGACGTTTCGACGAAGAAAGGCCGCGATGCCATTGCGTCTATAGCGCACAAGGTAGCGAAGTCCAAGACCTACCTGGACGGCGTCGGCAAGGATTTAGTCGCGGACCTGAAAGAGCTGCCCAAGAAGATCGACGCCAGCCGAAAGGACATGCGCGACACGCTGGACGCATGGAAAGACGAGGTGCGGCGGCCGCTGACTGAATGGGAGGAGGCGGAGGAGCACCGCAAGGCCAGGCACGCGCAGCGCATAGCGGAAATCAACCTGCGCGCTAATGAAAACGCAGACCTCAATGCGGCAGAGTTGCGGGTCAACATCGAATGGGTTTCCAGCATCGTAATCGGCCCTGAGTGGGAGGAGTACGAGACAGAAGCAGCCCGCGCAAAGGATGTAGCGCTGACTAGCCTAAATGCCGCTCTGGTGAAGCGACAGCAGTACGACGCTGAACAAGCTGAACTCGCACGCCTGCGCGCCGAAGCCGAAGCGCGCGCCGTCAAAGATCGCGAGGAAGCCATTGCCCGCGAAGCTGCCGAGCGCGCCACTCGCGAAGCGGAGGAAAAGGCCCGCAAAGAGCGTGAAGCAGAAGCGCAGCGCGTAGCCGGTGAAAAGGCTGAAGCGGAGCGCCGCGAGCTGGAGCAGAAGCTAGCCGTTGAGCGTGCAGAGCGTGAGCGAGCCGAGGCAGTACTAGCGGCCCAGCGTGCGCAGCAGGATGCCGAGCGCCGCGCACAGGAAGCCGTAGAGGCTGAACAGCGCCGAGTCGCCGAAGAGGCTGCGCGAATCGAGCGGGAAGCCAAAGCTCGCGAGAAAGATCGCGCACACAAGGCGGCAATCAACAAGGCGGCGCTCGACGCTTTCGTGGTTGGCGGCCTGTCGGCTGAGTGCGCGAAAGAAGCTGTAACGCTGATCGCCAAGAAATCGATACCCGGAGTCAGCATCACCTACTAACCCTGGTCGTCGCCCCCTCGGGGGCATTTTTAGGAGCCACCATGTCCGAATCTATGAGCGACGATATCTGCATGGCCAGCAACAAGGAATGCGATAAAGCGCTCAAATATTTGCAGTCAACAGACCTTAGTTGTGCCAAGGCGCGGGCCTACCAGCTTTATCTGGAGTCCAAGGAAAAGACCATCCTGGCCATGTCGATGGTTAACGATAAAGGCACGGTTCAAGAGAAAGATTCAAGGGCGCGAACCTGTCCAGCCTATCTGGAATGGCTGGAGCAATACCGGGAAGCTGTAACCGACTACGAAGTACAGCGCAACACGCGCAAGCGAGCAGAATTAACGGTGGAGGTTTGGCGGTCGACGAATGCCAACCTTCGGAAGGGCAATGTTTAGGCACACTTACGACGATTACAGAGAGGCGCAAGCATGACCACACCCAAACTTGAGCAGCGTCATTTCGATGCGCTGGAATATGCAACGCGCGTGTTTCGCTCGCACGCAGTCATCTGCGTGGGTGATGCGCGAGACAGCGCCGAGCGGCAGGCCGCATTCCTCGCCGAACTCCCCGCCATCCTCCGCGCGATGGAGGAGCGGATTGTGGAGTTGGAGGGCGAGCAAAACGACTGGCAATATTTATCGGACGTAGAGTGTGCGGATGCGTTACGGTTTGCGTGGCGCCGAGAACCGACATTGTTCGAGATAACCGCGCTGCAAAAGTTTATTCGGCCGGCCGCCCCACCCCAGGCGCCGGCTGTGCCTGATGGCTACAAGACCGTGAAAGCGGCGGGCCCCGGCGTCATAACCAATGAAATGAAGTGGGCGTGTATTGGCGAATTTTCGTGGAAGGAGGAGGCGCCCTACTACGACGAAAATGGAAAGCTTCACGAGGATTACGTAGCGCAACATGTTGTGCCGTGGGATATATGCAAGCAGATTTATAAGGCCATGCTGGCCATCGCGCCCGCCGCAGCCCCCGCCCCGCAGCCGGCCGCTGTGCCTGATGCTCGATGCCCCTACTGCGACGGCACTGGCGACGTGCATTCGATTGATGGCGAATGGCGCGGGAGCTGCGACTGCGAGGCACCCCACCTCTACACCTCCAGCCCTGATCATGGGGAGGGGTTGTGATGGCCATTATCGGATTTCTTGCACTCATGCTGTTCGGCTTGTATCTGGTGTTCGCTGCGTGCGCCAGCCTATATGTGCATGCTGCTCTCTCAGGATCAACCAGCAGGCGTCTTACCGTGGCTATGCTTGTGATATTTTCGGTCGGCGTGTTTTGTATTTATCAGGCATTCACGAACGCGCCCTTCACTGTGGCGATGGAGGCAACAAATGGCAATGGCTGATTACCGGTGCTGCGATGTGTGTGGCGGAAAAGCGTTTTACGATTCGAATCTGTGTTATGAGGACGGCACCGACGATTTCCCGCCATATAGAATTGCTGGCGCGGCTCAATACGACACGCCGGAACTGGTTGCCAAATACGGCATCAGGCTAGGCTATGCGGGCGACTGGGCAGTTATTTGTCACGACTGCGCCAAGACGCACAAATGCGCAATAGTTGCGGAGCCCGTTCAATGACCACAGAAGCGGGGAAAGTACGGCGGTTTATCCATAGCAGCTATGGAATGGCTATGGTAGTCAAAGGTGCAGCATTTGTTGATCTAGACGACAAGTCAATAACACAATCTGTTTTCGTGCTTAACGCCGACTACGAGGCCGGCGAGCGGCGCATCGCAGAACTGGAGCGGCAGGTGGCGGAGCTGAGCGCGGATGCGGGGCGGCTGCGGGGCCAATTGCTTGTCGCAAAACAAATGCTCGAAACGGTTGCGCACTGTGAAAACAACGAATGCCAGCTTTGCCACACAAACACTAAATACACTGCGCAGTGCATCGACGCAGCAATGGCACAGGAGAAAGAGCATGACTGACGAAGGAGCTGAGAACCCATGAAAGCATTTTTTCTGCAGACTTCCGCTCTGCTTTTCGCAGGAATAGGGGGGATATGCGTAGCGCATGATATGCAGTTCATTGCTGCGGCGGCGTATGCCATCGGTTTATTTTTTATGGAATTGTGGAGAGAAGCATGACTGACGAATACGAGGCGGCGCTTTCGCGAGAACAAATAGAATACCTATTCGTATCTACGATAAATGAATTCGAGTTCGCTCTAGCCATAGAGCGCGCCGCAATCGAGGCCTACCGCGCGAAGCACCTGCCGGAGCTGAATCTACAGCGCGCCTACGAGATTCAGCGGGATGAGTTGATGGCGGCTAGGATGCGGATTACTGAGTTGGAGGCGTCAGTACGCGGCCTGCCTATCGAGCAGGAGCCGAAATACACCGTCAGCGGTTCGCACATCATCAATCGCGCCAGCGGCGAGCCGATACCGCACGACGAGCCAGTGTTCATATTCAGGGCGCGCGATAAGTATGCGGCGCCGCTGATCGGCCAATATTGGCGATGCCTCGAAAATGGCCCTCATTCGGATGCAGTTAGACGCATCGGGGTCGTGTTTATAGCGTCGATCCAACAAGAGTAATCGCGTGGCTCGAAAAGAACGGGATGGTCACGCCGGCCTAACCACCCACGGGCGCATGGCGCTGGAGAGAAGAGATGCACAGAAACTTGCGGCGAGCTGCAGCGAAAGCAAACGACAAGCGCTCGACTCGCCTGACAATGGTGCCACGAGAGCAGTGGCCAGATACAAAACATGATCCGAAGCGCATCGCCGTCTACTTGTCGCGTTTCTATCTGGTGCAAGTTTTTCAGGAAGATGGCGCGAAGCGCATCACGGTGAATCGAACCACCGTGAGCGCCGCCGGCTGGGAACAAAATATCGCGTGGGAAGAGCTGCAAGAGGTTAAGCGCGAGATCGGTATGGGCGACCTGTATGCAATCGAGGTATACCCGCGCGACCGCGATATAGTTAACGTGGCGAACATGCGGCACCTATGGGTGCTTGATTCGCCACTTCAATATGGATGGTTTTCTAAATGAACCAACACCTCCGCGCCCGCCGAGCGGCGAAGCTCGTCCTCGAACGATACCCGTGGCTCCATAACCCATGGCCGAAGAAAGACGACGACCCGCGCGCCCTCTCGCTCCTGCGTGCTAACGAGGCGGTGGAGCGGAGTGTTAAACCGAACGGGGTGACTTGGTGATTGATAAACCAAGGGAAGAGGTAATAACTCTGCGCGACAGGATACTTGAGGGGGTAGCGCTGCATGGCTCCCTAAGAAAGCTGGCCGATCATCTGGGCGTAGATGTTGGCTATCTCAGCAGATTGAAGAACGACGAAAAATTTAATCCAAGTACCGGCGTTCTGAAAAAACTAAACATGAAGCGCCACGAATTTGTTTTTTACACTCGCGACAACCCGTAGAGGTGAGTATGTTTAGGTGGATAAAGTGCAGAATATTTCATCGCAATAATGGCGTCACTCTAGTCGGCATCACGTACAGCGGAGAATGTGAGCTGCAATGCAAGAAATGCGGGCGAATCTGGAGGCAGGCATGAGCACGACTGAGAGCAAACTTGAAATAACCGACGCAGACATAATGAGCCTTGCGTATGACTGCAATGCTATGCCGGAGCAGATGACCGACGCAGGGCTAATCCGCTTCGCTAGGGCGCTTCTTGCGGCGGAGCGCAGTATCCAGCCAGCAGCCAGCGTCACACCGGTTGCTGGCGCTGTCGGGTATGCGTGGTTCCTGGGCGAGGTTGGTTCGGAGCGCCTGGTTGGTTTGTCCACCATCAACAGCATTGGCCGTCAGTCAGCAGCCAGCGCGGAGCCGGTTGCGTGGCAGCTTGCGCGCTACGCATTTACCGATGCCGATTACGTTTGCACCAACGCGGAGGGTCTGATGGTCGCCATTGATGCGCATGCCATTGCGCACGATGACGAGAACCCACTGGATGACAGCGCACAAGAGGAGGCGGAAGAGTCTGTTTCCGAATGGCGCAGCGGCTTGCGCAACGCCATCTACGAATATCGCAAGCGCGTCGCTAGATACCGGGCCGCGCCGGAATCGGGGGGTTGACATCAGTGCTTCGCCCGCTCGACATTGAGCGCGGCCTTGCACGCAATTTTGTCGGCCCACAGCTTTTTGCGCTCCGCATTGCAGGCTGCCAATTGGGCGCTCTCCATGCTCTGGAGTGTCGGGGAGGTCGGTGCGCAGGAGGTCGGCGTGACAGTGTTGCTCGGCGTGCTCGACAGGCCGCTATACAGCGCCACCACGTAATAGCTGCGCGTCGTGCAGTTGGGGACCGATACCATTTTGTCCCGGGTCGGCGCCGCGGCGATCACAGCACCGTAGGGGCTGCCATCCTCGTAGATCTGGTACGTCACTCCGGAAATGGTCCTGCCGTTGATGTCGGTGGTGACCTCAGACCACCAGAGGCCATCGGCGGTCGCCGGCAGGGCCGCCAGCAGCAATGCGGCAAACAGGGTTGATCGTCTCATGGTGCACTCCGGTCGGTTGGTTGGATGGCGCCGGACAGCGCCGAGTGGCGCCGCTGGCATTCGCGGTACTGCTCCGCCGTCTGCACGATCCAGCGCAGCACAGCAGCTCCCGTACCGCTATCGAGCGTTGTCAGGTCCGGGCACGGCGCCAGCAGGCTCGGCGGCAGCGGCAACCTCTCCGGCAATGGCGGCGCGGGCGAGGCGCAGGCCGTCATCATCGATGCAGCGATCACGGTAAATGGGACGGTCCACCACGCGGTCGACCTGTTTCGTAATGGTCTGGTAGATGACTCGCTCGTTTGCATTGGCGACCTCGAGTTGTTTGGCGGCGACGATGGCCGGCTGTTGTTCGGCGACAGCTTGCTGGTGGGATTGCTCGATCTGCCGGCCGGCGGCGATCTGCGCCTCGTTGTCGCGGTCGCGCCAGCCCGCATAATAGCCGCCACCGGCCAGCAGGATGGCCAAAACCATGGAGGCGAGCAGTGCGCGCGCGGTCATGTCGCCGGCGCCTTGTTGAAGATCAGCCGCGCGACCGTCGGCGCCACCCAGGCGCCCAGGTAGGCGGTGAAATACCCCTCGGTGAGGTGCCCTGTCACGGTCAGGTTGACGATGACCCAGGTCGACAGCCCGAACGCCCCGAACATCACCGCGGCGGCCTTCGATACGCGGCCGTCGTCGCCGAGCAGCAGATCCTCGAGGTCGATGCGGCTGGTAACCGACCGATCGCTACGGCGCAGCGCGCGCGCGATCAGCAGCACACCGATCGCCAGCACCAGCACCAGAATCGTTTTTTGGTAGTCCATGGTTAACTCCTCACGCGGCGAGACCGCCGGCTTTTACGAATTGGGCCCGCAGGTCAGCCAGCCTGTGCTCGTGCTGGCCGTAGCCGGCGCCTGGCAGGCTGGCCCAAATGCGGCGGCAGCGTTTTACGGCCTCGGCCAGATCGCCGCGCTCGATGGCATCCAGGGCGCGGCATTCCCTGATTTGCTGGATGGCGATGGTGTCCTGCGATAGCGGGCCAAAATCGGAGAGCAGCAGTTGTTTGCGGTAGGCGTCGAACCAGCGCGCGAGCAATTGGTAGCGGCCGGCGGCCGATGATTTGATTTTCAGGCGAGGCAGATCGACCAGCTGCCGCGGGTGATCGGCGTATCCACTGAACAGCGCGCCGCCGACCATCACGTTGTAGCCGTCATCGCCGCGCCCAGCCGTCCCTTCCGACCACGCCAACATGTCGAGGAATGCCGACAGGTTGCGGCTGCAGGTTGTGATTCGCGGCATCAGCGCGCCGCCCCCTTGATCATGTCAGCCCACAGCTGGTAGCCGTCGGGGTTGAGATGGATGCGATCGGCGACGGTGACCGATTCCATGGATCGGCCTCGGCCCGCAACATAGTCATCGAACGACACCAGCGTGACATTCGGGCGCCCGTAGGCCGCTGCCGAGATGGCGGCGTTGACTGTGTTTATCGCGACATTTAGCGGCGCATTGCCTGGCACCTGGTGCGGCATAATCCACAGCACCCGCCGGCCGGCATAGGCATCCATCAGACGAGCGGCCGCAGCGGTGAGCTGTTGCGGGCTGAGCGTTGTCGACGGCACCAGTTGGTGCTGCGCGTCGTTGATCCCGAGCCCGATCACCACCGTATCGACGGCATGACTGGCCAGTATCTGCGGCGCCTGATAGGGCCAGTATTCCGCGCCGTACTGTGCGTTTGCAAAAGCCACCCCTGCGTGCACGCTGTACATCTGCACCCAGCCATGGTCGTCATCGTCGAACAGCGTGCTGGAGATGATCGGCATGGCCGACAGCATGAGGGAGTCGCCGATCAACAGGACGTGGCGGTCGATGTCGAATTTGCAGCCGCCGAGGGCCGCGGCTACGACGAGAGCACAGAGCCACCTGGCCATCAGTGCACCTCGTACGAAAATGTGACGTTGGTGTGGCCGAGCAGAGTGCCCGACGAAATCCACTGCACATTGACACGTCCCGGGTTGGCGACGACGCCAGTGACCAGCGCCGGGTCGACAACCAGGCCATTTGATGAATACCCGGTGCCACCGATTTCGGAGGCCGATGCAATATTCGACGCAGCCGCCGCCGGCAGACTGATTTGCAGCGATATCGGCGTTGGTGACGATGTCGGCTGGGATGATAGCGTCACTCGCACTGTTACAATATTACCTACTCGGGTGTAGGTCGCATATGAGGCGTATGCAAAAACACCGCTAGTGTTGGAGACGGTCGGCGTGTAGGTGCCTGAGTAGGCGTAATTGCGCGCCCATGCGGTCGTGGCGCCTTTTGTCGAGTTATCGCTCGTGGCGGCGGTCGGGAATACGGGTGTAGCGGCCAGCGTATAAACGCCAGTTGCGCGGGTAACCACTAGCGTATCTGTCAGTGGCGCGCCGGCATCCGTGTAGCTGGTGATATGCAGATTGCTACCAGCATTACTGCCAGATTCGGCCGTATTGTCCGCAGCAATTGCCCATCGATTGGTCGATGCCGTTTTAAATCGGAGCGCCCGAGCCGTGCCAGCGGCGCCGGACACCTCCAACTGTGGCGCCTGCAGCGTCCCGCTCAGCGTCCCGCCAGTCAATGGCAGCAGCTGCGAGCCGAGCGGCGATATCGTTACCCATGCGGTATTGGTCGCGTTGCGCTGTTTGAGCAGTACGTTGCCGGTGTCCGCCCACCAGGTGTAGGCGCCCAGCGCGCCGGGGTCGCTGGCCCCGCTCTGCATGCTGGATATGGCGGCATTCGAGGCGTTGTAGAACGTGATGAGGTCGGCGCCGGTAGGGTGCGCGCCGAGAGTGAGCGGCGCCTGCGCGCCAAATGCGGGCAAGCCGACGCCGAGCAGCAGCGCGAGCGCCGCGAAAACGTTTTTCATGGTTTTGGTCCTGAGTTAGTAGCCCTGGACGGCGATATCGACGGAGCGCACGACGCGAGAGCCGCCGTTGACCACGTCGATATCGAAGCCGGTGAGGGTTTTGTTGGTGATGCGCGCCAGGTCTCCGGCGCTCGCGTTGCCGATGGTGATCTGCACAACGGGCAGCCCTGCCCCGCCACCTGTTGGATCGTTGCCGCCGTTGAATGGCTGCGCATAGGTGTAACTCACGACGCCGGCCGCGCTGGTCGTCACATGGCCAGCGTCGAACAGGTCGGGCACGTCGGCCATAATCTCCAGGTTGGTGACCTGCGGCGTTACGTTGACGTTGCGGGACTCCAGGTTGACGCGCCAATCGAGCGCCGAGAACACGTACACGCCCGGTTTGTAGTCCTGCCACGCGCCCCAGGTCGAGCCGCCATCCTGGGACAGCCGAATCTGCGGCGTCACGCTGACGTCAGGCCCAGGGTCGAGCACGGTGCCGAGGCCCACCACGTAGGCGGTAACGTCGTAGCTGATTTGCACAGTGGTCGATGCGACCGCGGCCAGCACGATGCGGTGCGATGGGTCTGCGGTGTACGCGCCGGTCGGCGACACGTCCCCGTAGGCACCGACGTCGGTGAGCGCGCCGAAATCAGGGACGAGGGAAATGTCGCCAGTAAACTCCAGCTGCAGCGTTGTTCCGCCAGTGATCGACGCGCCGCCACTGAGTGCGCCGGTCCAGCCGGTTGCGGGCTCGTCGAACGTCGCAATGACGTTTTGCACCAACGTCGCGCCAGAGATGATTGCCTGCTGAGGCGTTACCGAGTAGATGCCTATGCCGTTAGCCCCCAGGACGCGCGCCGCCACCCAATAGGTGCCGTTGCCGGGTACGGTGTACTCCGCGGCGGAGACTCGCCCCTGAACCGTGCCGTTAGCCCACGTCGAGCCCATTCGTACCTCGTATTCGACTGTGCGGAAATCCTGCACGATGTCCCAATAGATTTTGGTGAGGTTCGATACGTGGTTGGTGTGGATATTGGCGATGTTTTTTGGCGGCGAGTTCATCGCCGTCCCGGTAATCGTATGGGTGTAGGCCGTCACGTCGGCCAGTCCCTGCAGTCCGCCGCCCCACACGTTGAAGCTCAGCAACTTGACGTAGATGGTTTGCCCGATGCGTGACGAGTCGAACGGCACGCGTACGACCGAGTCGGCGTCGAGCCGGCAGAACTGCGCGCCGCTGGAATGCGCGGCAATCGCGCTGCCGAACACTCCACGGCGCAGATAGCCCAGCGTGTACGCGTTGGCGCCGGTCAGCGTCGAGTCGCGGTAGGCGATCAGCTCGCCATCGGCATAACACAGGGTGTTGAACGCATCGACATCGGACTGTGAGCCGGAGAGCACAGCGGAGCGGCTGAGCGACATGTCGATTGCAATGGTTGCAGTCGGGTCGGGATCGGGCGCCGAGCCAGAGAGCGTGCCGGCCAGCACACCCTGGCGCGCCGGCAACTTGATGGTGTCGTGGTAGCTGTAGCTCGTACCGTCCGACGACAGCCACACCTGCGCGCCGCCCCAGGCCGTGCCGCCGCTGGCCAATACCCAAACCTCCAACGGGCCGATGGTCAGGTTCTCGGGCGCCTCGAAAATGATCGGTACGTTCGCGTCGCCGGGTGATTCATTCCAGTTCGGCGCGTAGCCACCCGCCGACTGCGCGTCATAGAGCGCCGGTCCGACGGTGCCGAGATAATCCTCGGCAATCATCGTCAGCGTTCCGTATTCGTCCTCCTCGACACTGATGATGCGCACCGGCTGCTGGTCCAGACCGGTTACCGTGTCGGTCAGCGTCACGATGTCCATCGGCTCGAGGTCTACGTATTTCCAGCCGAGCCGAAAATTGTACGTGTTCGTGAAATACAAATTCCGCTGCAGGCGCATCTGCGCCATGGCCGCGGCGACGTTGGCGTCGACAACCTCGAAGGCATCGACCGCATCCTCGGCGCGCAGGCCGTGCTCGTCGATGGCCGCCTGATCGCTGGCGGTGGCTACGTTCTCGTTGTAGTCCTTGCCTCGGTCCTTGAAGCGCAGGCGCACCTCGTTAAATCGGTCGACCACGTTGTTATGGTCGATCGTGACCGGCATGTCATCGCTGGACTCGATGAGGAAGTCGTCGTTGGTCAGGTCGTAAACCGGGGTCGTGATCGGCGTGAATGTGACGCCATTGCCGACTGCGGTTTCGCTCGCGTAGGGGACGATTTTCAGGGTGTTTTCGCTAAAAAACGCGGCAGCGTTGGTCAGCTGCAGAATGCTGTCGATAGCGTCTTTCGCGGGCGCCTGGCTGGTGTATGCCGGCGAAATGAACAGGCCGTTGGCCACGCAATATTTGCTGTACTCGGCCAGGCCGCCGATGGATGGCCGGACGAACCACGCGCCAGAGGTGAACCCTGCGCCGTAATTCGGGTTGGTGAGAATGTCGGACACAACTGCCGAGGGATCTGCGTCGATGATCGGTACGCTGTAGCGCAGAAACCCCTGCACCTCGAACGAGTGGTTGGGTATCTGCGCGCTGTCGCCGAGGTCATAGGCGCCCGACGCGGCATACGCGACGCCGCGGTACGCCAGCGCGCTGCCGGGGTGATTGGTCAGCCAGTACCCATAGGGAGTCTGCGAATAGGAGCCGTTGAAAATGTCGAGGCCCCACTTATCAGCGTAGTTCCAGGCCTTGTCGCGCCAGATTCGGGCGACACCCTCGATCGGGCCTTCGCACAGCGCCAATAGAATGGCCGTCGTGTAGGTGTAGGTCGTGCTCTCGGTCGTGACGCCGCCGCCACCCTTGCCGGAGGATTGCGACTCGGTGTGCTTGATAGCCTTGAAGTCACGAATATCGATGATGTTGGGGGTTATGCGGTTGCGGCCATACACCACGGTCACGGCCCGGCCGTAGGCGGATGTCTGCAGCTGCAGCGAGCCGATAACCGGCGCAGACGTTTTTACCGTCGTGCCGCCGCCAACAAATCCGCTCACTGATGCGCCTCCCGCAGTCGCCAGAACCCAACCAGACGATTAGCCAACTGGCCGCGCATGCCGTCGGCGTAGGTGCAGCCCTCGCGCACGTAGGCGTGTATCACCATCGGCCACTCCACAACCAGCGCGCCATGCGACACGCAGCGCCCGAACTGGTAGAGCGCGATATCGCCCGGCAGCGGATCGGCCACCGGGTCGGCGTACTGCTCAACCCACCCCATGAATCGCTCGTCGTCGCGGTGCAGGTGCCAGTCGTGCGGGTAGGGCCGCGGATCGATGGCCGGCAACAGGCCGCACGCGTGGAACACGGATATGAGCAAGAACGCGCAGTCGACGCCAGCGCCCTTCACGGCTGCTGCATGATGGTACGGCGTCGCCAGCCACGTTCTTGCCTCGGCAACTACTGCGGCGCGCTGGTCGGCGTTCAATATGCGGTCTCCGCAACGGGGATGTAGGGCCACCCGCGAAAATTGTTCTGGTTGCTGAATTTGCCCGAGCAGGTGGCTTGTTTTTTGTCGCAACCAAATGTCAGCTCGACGTTCTCGCCGCCGATGGGCTCATGCGGAAGCGGGTTGCTGAGGGACATCGCGCCCACGGTATCATTGCGTTTTATGGTCCGCACGATGCCGGCGTTAGGGCCGTCGAGAAAACGGATGGTGCCGGCGCGGAACGTGTCGACCGGGTTGGTTGCCGTCGTCCACACCACGAATTTGCTGGAGAAAAAATACAGAAAAACGGTGGCGTTGACGGTGTATGACGCCCTGTTGAGCGTGCAGCCGGAGTCGTACAGGTTGCGCACACACGGCGGCTGATAGACGTTGCGCGGAAACGGCTGGTTGAGCACCTGTACGTTGCTGTTGACCTGCGTCTCCAGCGTGAAACCGTTGATATGAATGGGGCCGAGCTGGCCGGAGAATATCGACACGCCATTGTCGGCCGGCGACCTGCTGACTAGCGGCATTGTCCAGTCCGGGAAAAAGAATCGCCGGACCAGCACCACGGTGCCGTCGAGCAGCCCCTGGAGCGCCGCCTGCATCCACGATAGGCCATTCGTAAAACTGGTGTCGGTTGTCGGGCCGCTCGTGATATCGAGTGACATCTGATCGACCTCGAGGCCGATTCTGCAGCTGGTGCGGCCCCGTTTGATGATCGGCGAGTTTTCCGCATACCAGACAAATGGCGAGCCGCTGCCGTAGAGCCCGATGATGTCGGACGGTGCGTTGGTGCAGGCATAGACGGTGCCGTCCGGGCGGATGAAGCAAAATCCGTCTGCGATGCATACCTCGCTGGTCGATGTGAGCAGCGCGCGTACCGCAGGATCAAGCGACGATTTCATACGAGGTTGCCCGGCGCGCCTTCGAGCTGCAGCGATTTCAGCTCATAGAGGTTGTACATGAACTGCTCGAAATCGGCCTCGTCCTCGACAAAATGCACACGGAAATAGTAGGTTCCCGACCACGTAACGGCGCCGCTGGCAGGCGCCGCGCCGAACGCAACGATGCCGGTCGAATTGATCACGTATGAGCCGGGTGATTGCGTCACACCGCCCACTTTGATGGCGGTCACGGTGTTTGGGTTTTCGACAGGCTCCGTGAACCCGCCGAGGCTGCGCAGCAACTGGAATTGAGTGGTCACGCCGTTGCCGGTGCCGATGACCTGATCGGTGACTGTGTAGTCAGAGGGGTCGGTGAACAGGAAACTATCGAACGCACCGCGCCGCGACAGGAAAAACCCCATCAGCTGCTGCAGTTCGCCGAATGCCGCATCCGCGCGCAGCACCTCGTAGTCCAGTTTGAATGTCCAGATCGGGTACGGCGTGAGGGACGCCCGCAGCTGGCGGCTCGTCGATGCAACCTGAGTGCGCGTGCTGAACCGCGGCGCCTTGCCGACGCCCCACGACAGGCCTGGTAGCGTCGGGAAAACGGCGTCGCTCATGTGCGCACCCGGGTGCCGGTATTGAAGTTGCGCGCCTGATTACGCAGCGATTTCGCCAGCTGTCGGCCGTTGCGTCCGAAAAATATATCGACGCTGCGCGCGTCTTGGACGCCGTGCGCGTGGAAATGCACATCGCCGCCACCGGCCCCGCCAGCAGCCGCCTGCGACTGGCTGGCCATGCCCCTGATCGCGTTGGCGTACTTCGCTGGCAGTACCATCTCCTCGGCGTGCAGCTGGGTCATGGGGTTTACGCCAGCCGGGATATCGTAGCCGCCGGATGCAGATGCAAGCGGCGCATACATCGCCGTTCCTGCATACGCAGTGGCGGCAGCGGCAGGCGCAAGCGCTGGGCCAACAAACGGGATCATCGCTATAGCGGCGTAGGCTCCGGAGGCCGCGACGGCGGCATTGGACATAACTTCGGCGACGTTTGTCGCCGCAAGTGTGGCAGCGCCAGTAACGTCTGCAGTTTGCGCCTCGGCCATAAATCCGAGCTTGACTGCGATCATGGTTGCGTGTTTAGCAATCCACGCAGCAATTGGCTTGGCGATCATCTCGGTCTGGAAGGACTCTGCAATCGACATGAACAAGCCGCTGATCGCTCCACGGAATGTTTTTGTGTTCTGCAGCATGGAATCGAGCGCGTGCGAGAAGCCGCTCTCCATGCTGCCAAAAATGTTCTGCAGAGGATTGCCTTTCTCGACAGCAAGTTTGTTGTTTAGCTTTTGCAGGTCCAGCTGGTGCTTCCGCTCAGCGTCGAGCGCCAGATTGCGTGCCTTTGCCAGTTCCACAGGCTCATCGCGTAGCAACTCGATACGTGCATCGTATCCGGCTTTCGTGACCTCGAATCGCTGGTTCTCGAAATCGATTTCGCGCTGCAGCATCTCCTTCTTGGTGATGATGCCCTGGTCGAGCTGTTGCTGCGCCACCTGCTGATCCATCGTAATGGCATCGAGCTGTTGGGCCTGCATCTCACGCAGGTTGTCCTGGTTGATCTGCAGCAGCGCAGTCGCCTTTTGCTGCTCTAGTTTGATGACGTCGCGCGCCGCGGCTTCGTACTCTTTCGAGCTGAGCCCGTATGCCTGCCCGATGTCGGCGGCGGCCTTACGCGCCAGGGCGATCTGGTCATCCCAGTGGTTTTTTGATGCATCGATCTGCGTTTTCAGGCCGGCGATGTGCGCCTCGAATTCCTGTTTGCGGATCTGCAGCGACGCGTCAAGGTACTTTTTCTCGACCGACAGCCGATCTTCCTTGCTGAGGTCTTGGATGCGCAGCTTCGACGCCCAAAAATCGCGCTCGGCTGACAGCGAGAATTGGTAGAACGTGCCGGCCGCCTCCTGCTCGCGCGCGAATGCGAGCTTGCGCTGTGCCAACTCGTTGTCGAACTCTTTGGTGCGACCGCCATCGTTACCACTGAGCAGGTTGTCGGATGCGGTTTTGCCGGCGCCGGAGGTTGTCGCCGCGTCCGGTTTCGCAAACAGGTTCCAGAGCGCGTCTCGGTTGCTCTGTGCCTTGGCCATGATGCTGGCCATCGCGTCATCGAGCGCGGCCGACACGTTGGCGCCGGCCTGCTGTATGGCGGCTGTCGCGCCCTGCCAGTCTCCGCGCAACGAGCTCGATATGACCTTGCCGAATGATATGAATTTTTCGGACAGGATGGTGATGCCCAGCGCCAGCGCCTCGTACACGATTTCAGCAGCCATTTTCAGGCCGTAGAAAATCGATACGACGCCGCCGATGGCGCCTTTGATGACTGTGACCGCAGCGGGGCCGACGACGGAAAACCAGTTCGCGAGCGACGTTAGCACCGGCATCAGCGCATCGCCGATTGCCTTTTTGACCGCCATCACCACATCGCCGGCATCGTTCATGGCGGCTTTGTAGGCTTTCAGGTCGGCCACGTTCTGCGCGCCGACGACAAGCCCCAACTCGGCCTGCTTGCGCTTTGCCTCGTCGAGCACGTCGTTGTTGAGCTTCAACAGCGCGGACGTGCCAGACATGTCGCGCCCGAATGCGACTTGTGCCGCGATGTTGCGGTCGGTGCCCTCCTTGTATCCGTTGACCGCGGCGATGGCGTCGAGCATCAGGTCTTTGGCGTTACGCAAATTCCCGTTCTGGTCGCGGGTCTGAATGCCTATATTACGCAACCCCTCCTCGTTAGCCTTGAGCTGCCTGGTCAGGCGCTGATTTGCATCGATGTAATCGTCTGAGCTAGCGTATATATCGCCAATCGCCACATTGAGCTGCGAGGCCTCGGTTGCGGTAAAGCCAACAGCACGAGCGAGCCTCTCCGCTTCGTCACCAAAATCTTTTGTTGACTCAACCGCCGCTCCAAAAAATTTGCTGCCGGCCAGCAGAGCCAGCGCGCCGGCCACCACAACATTCATGCGTGAAAAAGCCGCGCCGATCTGACCTACGCTGCCAGCGATTCCGCCCGAGGAGCTTTTGACCGCCTCGGCCGCCTGCGTCATGGAATCGCGGATTCTCGCGGTAGCGCCGGTGACCGCATCGCGCATTTTTGCGGTTGACTGCTCGACGGTGGACGCCGCGCTATTCATCCCTGGCGCGAGCTGGTCGGTCGTCGCCTTTATTTTGACGTCGATTTCGTTGTCGTTCGCCATCGCGGCTCCTATTCGACAGGCAGACCAAGCGCCGCCAATTTAGCGGCGAACTGGTCAGGTGTCAGGGCATTGTTCGGTATGTAGGCTGCGGCCTCATGGAGCGAGCCGCCATCCTGGTCGGGCACTTCCGCACCCGCACCCTTGACGCCCATAAATGCGGCGGCCAGCAGGTGCAACGGGGGATGTTTTTGCCAGTACGAATTCAGGGAAATCAGGCGCGGAATATCGATGTGCTGGTCGATATATTCGTACGTCCAGCCGGGAAAACACGTCAACAGATGGGAGTAGATTTCGTCCCAATCTATTTTTTCCGCGGCTTCGCCACCACTTCCTTTGCGTCGGGCGCCGGCAGCAGGCCCGATGCATTGGTTGCCGCGGCGATCACGGCGCCCATATTGGCGATATCTACCAGCTCATCCTCGACGCGCTCGCGCGTGATATCGGGATAGTTGCGGCGCAGCGAGTGATATGCGCAGTCGACAGCGACATCCAGCTGCTCGGCGATGCTCAGCTCGTGGATTTTGTCGAACAGCGGCAGCAGCTGGCGCAGCGGCCCGGCGGTGAGCGGTGCCAGCACCATTTTCTCGCCGGCCAGCGTGATTTCCTGGCCTGGAATTTTTATGATTGCCATCCGGCATTACTCCTGCAGGTAAATGTGGCCGAGCGTGTTGCTCGAATCGGCGAACGCGCCAAACTCGAAATCGGGAATGTTGTAGTCGTCCAATTTCGTGGCCAGCAGTTGCAGTTTGGTCGCAACCACCGAGTTGAGCTGCACCAGCGCTTTTTTGCCGGCGTAGGAGGTGACCATCAGGGCTTTGAACCGCGGCGCGGCGCCCATCGGCAGGTTGATCAGCGGAATGTCTTTCGCACTGGCCAGGGTAGCCGAGTATTTGTAGTTGATGAACACGGTCTTGGTGGTGTCGGCAGCCGCAAACGTGTAGACGCCGGCCGAGACGCTGTACTGACCGGTCGCCGGGGACGACGCGACGCAAGTCATCGGAATACCGTTGGAGTCGATGACGCCGAGATCCTCCTGCCACGTGCCGCTACCGGGAACGGTAGGCGTGATCTGGTACGGGGTCGCCGGGATCGCTGCACCGACGTCGTCGACATTGACGGCAACCTGCGTGCCTGCGGTCATCGTCTGACCAAAATACAGTGTGTTCACGGCTGCGCCGATGATTTGCGCGCCGCTGAATTTGCCGGTAGTTTTGACCTTGCCGCGCGCGATGTCGATCGGCATTTGGTTCTGGCCGTACAGTTCTTTCAGGTCACCCTGAAAATCGATCGACATCGACTGCATTGTGCCGACGCGGATCGGTGTCGGGTTGGTGATGGTGTTGCCTGCCGCGTCCTGCAGCGGAATGCCGAACAGGTTGCCTGCGCCGAATACCAGCATGATATTTCTCCAATGAAAAAACCCGACAGCGGCCGGGTTCTGGGTGGTCTGGGTGGGTTATGGGGCGGTGACTATTTCGATGGGAATGATCGCGACCTCCTGGTCGCCGAGCGTGCCCTGGAACGTCTGTATCTGGCCGGCAATGCGGCAGTGCTCGACGACGCCGCCGAGGGACTGCAGGCCATTCGGCGACGTTGGCGCCAGCGCAACCTCAATGGCGTCGAGAATGGGGTTTAGCACCGTTGCTGGCGCGCCGCTGGGGTCTGCGCTCGTATTGACGTACACGTACACGTCGAACGATATCGTCCAGCGCGTCGGCGCGCCGTGGGCCGGGTTGTCGGCGGTCTCGTTTGGCTGCGCCAAGAACAGCGCCGGCTGCTCGATGGCGGGTACGTCAGCCCAGTGCAGCAATTTGCGCGATGACTTGACCAGCCCGGGGATTGCCGAGAGTTTGGCGAACAGCGCCAGATGTATCGCCTCGCGGTTCATCAGTGTAGCCCCATCGATACAGCGCGCTCGATCTGCGCAATGATTTCGGGCTCCATCTCGCGCAGCGCGGTGCGCATGAATGAGCGAGCCTTGTAATCGACCTGGCGCTTATGCGTCATCACCGGCACCTCGCGCGGGTTTTTGACTGGCCGGCCGAACGCCTGTTTCATCATGCGCATGTGCGCCCGCACGTTTTCGGTGCCTGTGAACCCGTACTCGTGGCGCCGCGCGTATTTCAGGTTAGAGAACGCTATGCCGGCCACGCCTTCGGGCAGGTCGATAACGTGCTGGTCGATGGATCGCCGCAGCGTGCCGCTACGCACATTGAGCACCTGGCCCGAAAGCTTTTCGCGGATGATCTTTCGCTGCAGTTTGATGATCAGCTGACCGATCGATACGCGCAGGCGCTGCCGCACGCTTTCAGGCACTTGCCGGAAATGCGCCGCAACCTCTTTGCTGCCCGATACAGTACCCTCGATCATACCGGGATGACCTTTTTGTAATTCTGCAGCGTGGTTAGCGCGGTCGCGGGGAAATCTTTGATCATGTACGAGATGGACTCGCCGGCCAGGGATTTGCTATTGAGGCCGATGCGGTCGCGCTCTTTGTAGCGGATCGAGATGGTCTGTATGACGGCCTCCTCTATCTCGGGAGGCACGACAGCGAACCCTGCGCTATAGGCCAGCTGCACGTTGTTGCCGCCTCGCGCAAAACAGTAGCCGTACAGGTAGATGAATCGATCGTCGAACGTGTATCCGGCCTGGCCGAATGACGACGATGCCGGTATCGATTGCCCGTTGATCGTCACTGCGCTCACTGTCACCAGCGGCGCAGCGGTGCACGCCATGACGACGCCGCCATGGCCGCTGCGTTTTTCGGTATAGGTGTCGATTGCGATCTGGCGAGACATGTACGTCTGCGCCAGCGCTGAATATGCCGTCACCATGCGCGCCAGCAGCGCGTCGTCAGTGGCGGAGGTCAAACCCAAAAACTGCTTGACCGCCGAGACGGTGGTGAGGTCGCCGGCTGCCATTATTTCGGCTTCTTACCGGTTTCAGATGCCTGCTCGGGCGGGATGACAGAAAAACCGGCCGGCAGCAGCGAGAGGTAATCGCCGGTATCGGGCAGCTCTGCCACGCCATGTTTGTTGACAGTGAATTCCTCGCCGCCGATCGAGAGGCTGCATACCCCCTCGGGACATTGGATTTTCATTTGCGAACCCTCGATTTGATCGAATAAAAAAGGCGCCCGAAGGCGCCAAGCACGGTGGTGATTTAGCCGTTCGCGACGTTGTACAGCGCGCCGAACGCAGGCGGGAAATAATTCTGCAGCACCTCGTCCGCGTACACGCCGTATTCCCATTTGCGAGTGCGGAGCGGCCACTCGATCTGGTAGTAATCGCGGCGCGCGCGGATCTGCAGCACGTTCTGGATGCCCGAGAGTTTGTAGGGCAGCTCGTCGCAGTAGAACAGGATCGTTCCGGGCGGCACGTTCGGGTGCACGGTCAGCTTGACGTCGTCACCGGTGATCGTGTTGAGCACCGAGGTCACGCGATCGCCAGCAGCGAGGCCGGTGTCGCGGCTTTCGTTGCGGTTGATGCGCAGCAGCGGCGCCGAGCCGTTGGCGATGCATTTTTTGCTGATGTTCTTGGATTCCTGCGCGTTGACGAAAATCTCCGTGGGCGACAGGCGGTACAGGTTCCAGAACGCCGAGAATGCATCGTCGAACTCGGAAATGCCGCCCGCGCCGTTGGAGGTCAGCGGCGTGCCGGTGCCGGCGGTGCCGGTGGCCATGGCCTTGACGTAGGCGCCCGAGCCGGAGGTGTAGATCTGGCTCAAGAGGCCGTCGAACACCAGCGCGTTTTTGCTGTTGTCGCCGGAGAGCGTCGATGCCAGTTGCTCGGTGCCGGCCGCCAGTGCGGTGAGCACGATGCTGTTGATGGTGGACAAACCAACCAGGCGCTCCGAGCCCACTGCGCCCAGGAACCACGCGTAACCGACAGCACCAGCAACCGGTGTGACGCTGGCAGCGATGGAGCCGGTCGAGCCGCTGGCGATGGTGGTGGTGGCGCTGGCCGATTTGGCCGCCGAGCCGCCGCCGTAGGTGTCGGTGGATGCGTCGGCGTTGGTGCGGGTGATGGAGCCCGGCACGGTCGCGGTCAGCGCCGAGAAAGATTGGCCGGTGGCGCCGTTGTTCATGCCGGCGACCGCCCAATACGCATCCGGGCCGAGCGCGACGCATATCACGCTGTAGGTGGTGCCCGTGGCGATGGTGCCGCCAGTGGTCGAGGCCACCAGCGTCGGGGTCGGCGTGGTGCCGAGCAGGCGCGAGGTGTTGCCGCCGATGATGATGGATTCCTCGCCGATCATCAGCGAGCGCAGCAGGCCTTGAACAGCGCGGGCCTTGGCGTCATCGTAATATTCGGCGGCGTAGTCGGCCTCGAACGTCACGTAGTCCTCCAGGCCAACACCGCGGTACGCCGCCAGGAAGTCGCTGGTGCTCGACGCGATGATGCCGCCGCGTTTGCCCTCGGCGATGCCGGCGGACAGCTGGTTGATGTTGATGCCGGTGATGGCTTTCCAGTTGGCTTGGATACCGCCGCGGCCAGACACGCGCGGGATGCGATTGCGCAGCGGGGTCAGCACCGGGTAAATGGTTTTCGCCGGACCCTCCAGGTCGTAGGCGGTGAGGCCGGTGGTCGCCGAGCCGGACTGCGTCCAGGCTTTAGCGATATCGTCGTTGGGCTGCGTGCGTGCGACTTTCAGCAGCTCGAGAGTTTCGTTGGTCTTGCTCATGGCAATCTCCATAGAGTGAGGCCAGGCACTCGCGAGAGGCCCGGAAATTCGTAGTGGGTGAAAATTCGGAAATAAAAAAACCCGCACTAGGCGGGTCGGTTGGGTTTAAAAATCTGTCGCTACAGCGTGATGGGTTTGGCACGCGCCATTTTGATGGCCGTTGCCTCCTCGTCTACCGTACCGTCGGATTTTTTGATCGGGTCGATTTGTGCTTCACCGCCAGGGCCGCCGATGTCATCGGCCTTGCCGATGGCGCGCAGCGCGCCCTTGGGTGCGGCAGGCTGCTTCTCCAACTCCTCGATGCGCTCGCGGCGTTTCACGAGTTCGTCGTTGGCGTCCTTGATGTAGGCCGATATTGCAGGCGCCTCCTCGATGCCGCGCTCGCTGCAGTATTTTGCAAACCACACGTCGGCGTATTTTTCCAGGTCGGGCGCGGCCATCTTGTGCAAGTCGGTCACCGGCTCGGCTTTCTCGGCTGCGGAGCATTGGGCGCCGAGGTCTACGGCGTGGTCGTGCATGGTCTGGATTTTTTCGAGGTCCGCCTTGCTGTTGCGAGCGCCGGCCTTCTGCAGATCGCCAGCCTTATCCGCCATGGCGATGTCGACAGGCTCCTGCGGGCTGAGGGTTGCGATCAGCTCGGCAACCTCCTCCGTGGCCATCGCTGCGAAGATGACGGTTCCGGCTTTCAGCCACTCGCGCAGCTGCGCGGGGATCGGGCTGCTGTCCTTCTCCCACTCAGCCTCGTATTCCGCATCCTGCGCCATGCACAGAATCGATTGCAGCAGAGACGCAAAATTGCTGACGCTGTACATACCTTTTTTCAGGTCGGTTGCTTCGTCGGCTTTTTCTGCGCCCGCTTCTGCTCCATCTGCATCCGCACGTTGATCATCGTCCGCCGATCCGGTCGCTTCGGTGGGCGCGGCGGCATCGAGTCCGGCGGAAGGGCTATCTCCTGGCTCATTGTCGATTTTCTCCAGCGTGTCAGCCTCGCCGGCATCCGTTTCGAGGCATTTGACTGCGTCTGCTTTGGCGAGGTGTTGGTGTTCGATATGGGCACAGGCCCATATTTGTTTGGGCTCCAGCAGTTCGGACTTGTACATGGTGATTACGGCGTCGGGATTTGCCGGCCGGTCGACCAACGACACCTCAACCAGTCGCAGGCCGGTGATTGTGGTTTTTTTCAGGTCGTCGCGCGATGTGACTTTGCCGCCGATCGAGAACCCCTTGTACACGCCGGTCTTGACCTTCTTGACCGCCTCGCTATCGACCACATGCGCGCAGAATTTGGTGGTGCCGTCCTCTTGAACCTCGGCCTCCAGCGCGGTGCCGGCGGCTTTCGGCTGGTGCATCTCGCGCACGGCGCCGAACTTCATGTAATCAGGGAGCGCGGCCTTCATGGCATCGGCGGTGATGGTCTCGCCATCGCTGTCCGCTACGGCACTGGATGCGATGCCCCACACCTTGATGGTGCCGTCCTCCTGGTCCTCGACCTTGGCGATCGCGCCATACAATTTTTTCAGTGCTGACATGAATCAGTCCTCGGTTTCTTCGTTGAGTACGGGAAGAATTGCACACCGGCAATTCGGGTGGAGCGGCACCTCGGCGCCGTCCTCAAATGTGTCATCGAGGCCTACCTCGTCGCCGTCGTATTCCTGGCAGAGGTCGCAGCAGTCCGGCGCGGCCAGCCACTGCTTCGCGCTGACGAACCCGGACGCCTTCCATCCTATGGTGCTGCCCTGGATATCTGCGCGCGCCAGCTCGGTGCGTGCGATCGTCTCGGCCCGAGTGTCGGAAAATGCGTATGAGTCCTGCAGCGCGTTAGCGAGCTCGCTGGTAGACCAGCCCTCATCAAGCGCCTGGGTGGCGGTGTCGCGAATCATGTCGCGGGTTGCTTCGTCGATGCGCCAGACGGCGTTAGGGTTCGGCACCAGCTCGCCGTCTACGATTTTGCGTCCCACCATCTCGGCGGCCCGCTGGTCTGCCCATGCTTGCGCGCGAGACCGCAGCAACTTAGCGACCTTGCTGTCATCGACATCGAGCGCGGCCAGCGCACCCTCGCCACTGTCGACCGCTACCGCGGCAATGTATGGGCTCAGTGCGTCCGGCAGCTCATCCGCCCAGTCATCGAGATTGAGGCCGGAGAGAATCGAATCTGTACTGACAGTGCGGCGGGTTTCGCCGATTTGTGGATCGTCGGCCTTGGCGAGCCCTGCGGCGGCACCGATCTGCTCCGCAATACTCAGCGCCTGCGCGGCAAAGAATTTCTCAATAACCGGACGCAGCGCCGCGATGTTTTTCGCAACATGCGGCTTGTCCTCCGGCGCTACGAACTTTTTTCTTTTTGCGAACGCCTCCTTGGCGTCCGCTGGTTTTGTTTTGTTGCCGAATGGGTCGCTGGGATCTTCACCGTCTTGGC